TAGCCAGAGGTCCGCGTGTCCCGAGACCCGTCCGTAGTCGTAGTCCCTCGCGATGAGGTTCGGACTGTCGGGGAACTCCTGCCCGTATATCGGAAGACCGCCCGCGCCGAAATAGGTCGCGAGCGTAGCCGGAGACGTAAGGGGAGAGGTGTCGTCGAAGACGTGGAAGGAACGGCTCGCGGTCAGCTTCCCGCCTTTCCGCGAGACGGTTCTCGATTCGAGGAGTTCGACCACCTGAACGCTCATGCGATACCTCCCTCGACTCCTCCGACCTTCCGGGCGATCTCCGCGACTAGCTCCGCGATCCTAGCCTGTAGCGCTTGCTGCTTCTCCGCGATCGTCCTCATAGCGGCGGACGCTCCGAGGTTCGCGACGGAGAACGAACCTCCGATGCTGGTCGAGACGGACTGCGTGAAGCTCGAAACGTCCCTGACTTCCCCGAGAACTTTCTTCCTTCCTTCCAGCTCGGTCTTCAGGTTCTCGACGATCGCCTCCTGCTCTTTCTTCCTCGCGTCCTCGCGTTCCTTGTTGTATTCGTCCATACGCTTCTGGGCGATCTCGTCGAGATCGTTCCTCGCTTTCGTCTCCGCCACGAGCTGGCGGGACCGGATGAGATCGTCCGCGGCGACGTCTCCGATCTCTTTCGCGATAGCCTTCCGCTCGCGGGCGATCTCGCGTAGCTCCTGCTCCAGTTCGAGCTGCCTGCGTACGAACTCGTCCTGCTCCCTCGCGATTCCCACCAGAGCCGCGTTGTCTTCCATCTCCGTATTCGCCTTCGCGAGCGCCTCGCGTTTCGCCGCGGCAGCTTTCTCCGCCTCTTCCGCTCGCTTGCGCTCGAACTCCGCTATCTCCGCTGCTCGCTTCGCCTGCTCTGATTCCCTCTTCGCCATCTCCGCCTTCACCGCGTTCTCCGCCTTCGCGATAATCAGGCGCTCCTGCGCGGCGACCATAGCCACCGCCTCTTGCGTAGCTCCCTCGGTTTCGAGCTGGTTGATTGACTGGCGTACGAGCGCGAGCTCCCGCTGCTTCGAGAGCTCGATCCTCGACAGCTCGTCCCTCTCCTGCTCGATCCGCAGGAGGCGGTCCGCGTCTCGCGCCATCGCCTTGAATGCGTTCCGGCGTTCGAGCTCCTCCACCTCTTTCTTCAGGGCTTCCGCTTCCGCCTTCGCTCCGCTGAACGCCTCGTATATCGCTCCGCCCAGACCGTAGGCTGCGCCCGCGACGGCTCCGAAGACTCCCGGCAGGGCGTTCAGGGCTCCCTCGATATCGCCCGTCGCCGCGGCGGTAGCGGCTGCGGCTCCGCCGATTCCGAGTCCGAGACGCTTCGCTCCACGACCTCCCTCGGTCATCCACCTGTCGAACTTCGCCCCGAGTCCAGCCTTCTCGACCGTCGACGCCATCGCCGCGGTCGACGAGGCGACGGTCTGCTCCGCCTGCTGCATCCCGGTCTGGAGAGGACCGATCGCCGCAGCGACGGATACGATGACTTCGGGGTTAGCCAAGGAGCCTCCGCATTTCGCGGTCCACCGCGGACCGCCCGGTATCAGACCCGCTCTCCGAGACGATGATATCGGAGACGCTTCGGAGGATCTCGACGAAGAGATCCAGAGGAAGGTCGAGCGGGTTCCCGAAGCCCGGAGCGTTACGAGCTATGAACGCGGCGGAGCCGAGCCAGTCGAAAGAGTTCAGCTCGTCGACGGACTCGGCTCGATAGGGTTCGCGGAGCTCTCTTTCGTCTCGTATCCGCAGAGAGCCTGTGCGGTCCGGGTCAGAACGTCGGGACGAAGGGCGTTCAGCTCCGCCTCCGGATCCGCCACACCGGACCGGACCAGAGCGGTACGGACCATCTCGGTCGCGATCGAGATGCGGTACGTCGCGAGGAGAAGCAGAGCCGTCGAGCCTTTCCGCTTCGAGTGTTCGCGGAGCTCTTCGAGCCTTCGGTCCGCGTCCGCGTTCGACGCTTCGAGGTCCGCGAGGAGAGCGCTCCGCTCTTCCTCGTACGCTCGATCGCAGAGCTGGATGAGATCCCGAACCGTCAGGAGCGGGACGCGAAGTCCCTCCCGTACTTCTACCGTCTTCATTTCACGAGCCTCCCTCTGTTCTCCGGATGCATTTCGTCGACCGATCCGAACGCGTGATACCGGCGACGGAGAGAGCAGTCGACGAGCCTCCGGGTCTTGTTCCTCCAGACCACGAGCTGCCTGACCCGTTCGAGAGCCTGCTCCTCCGAGAGATGCGGAGAGATCCCGATTCGGCTACGGGTCCCATCGGAGAACCGTAGCTCCGCGATCCAGTCGTCGGGAGTCAGGACCGTCGTAGGCCAGAGCCGCATCGGTTAGCTCTCGTCCCACGTCTCGGTCGGGATCGTCCCGTCGGAAATCGCGAAGTTGAACGAAAGAGCCGCGTCCCCGGTCTTCGTCGAGGTCGCGGCGATCTCCGAGATGACCGCGGTCAGGGTGTAGTAACAGGCGGTGCTCGCGCGAAGCGTAATCGAGGATCCGCCTTCGGTCTGGGATCCGACGCCGGGAGACGAGTTCGCTCCGTCCGTGATCATCGTTCCGCCCGCGGATCCGGAGACGTCCCAAATCCCGAGACGACGACGTCGACCGGAATCGGAATACCCGGTGACGTCGGAGACGTTTCGCGAGAAGGTCGCGTTCCACGTCGCGAACTGCGCCTGATGAGCGTTCGGGAAGACGATGCTCCCGTCATTTCCGGTCAGGTAGGTCGTTGGCATTGGTTAGGTCTCGTCCCACGTCTCGGTCGGAGCCGATCCGCCGGATAGCTGGAAGTTGAATGACACCGCCGCGTCTCCGGTCTTCGCGTTCGAGATCGCGATGTCGGAGACCACCGCGACGAAAGAGAGCGTGCAGTTCGTGTTCGCGCTCGTCGAACCGGTCGACGTTCCGCTCCCGCGGGCGTGAAGGTAAATGGTCGCTCCGTCGCTCGCCCAGTCCGTCGTGTTCGCGCCCGGACCCTTCGAGTCCGCGACGAGATATCCGCCCGCGGATCCGGAGACGTCGTGGACTCCGAGCCTTCGACGTCGAGCTCCGTCGCCGAACCCCGAGATGTCCGAGACGTTCCGCGAGAAGCTCGCGTTCCACACGTTGAACTGAGCGCCGTGGTTCGTCCCCAAAGCGACTCCGCCATCGTTTCCGGTCAGGTAGGTGGGCATAGGTTAGCTCGTACTCGTACGTGTTCCGATTCCGCGAAACCGGGAAAGGGTCCGGATCGCGTGCTCCTCGACCTCCGGGACCCCGCGAGTCTCGGATCGGAGCACGACCCTATCGTACCCGGTCGGAGAAAGGGTCGCGTTGTCGAGAAGGTTCGCGAGCGACTCGGACGCGGAGAGAGCCGCGGTCGCTCCCGCGGACGTCGGATGGTACTGCTCGAACTCGACGACGAACCGCTCGCGGCTCTGCTTGTTCGTCGCGAACACCGGCTCTATCTGGTGGTCCGCGACCCGGTATACGCAGAGCGGAAGAGCCGCGTCCTCGGGAGCCGCGTTCAGGTATACGCGAGCTCCGAGCGTCGAATACCACGACGTCACCGCGGTATCGACGATGGCGGAGTTCAGGGCTCGAAGGAAATCGTTCATCAGGTTCCTCTCGCCTTTCCGAGCCTCCGGGAGATCGAGTTGTAGATGTAGTCCGCGAAGACTCGTGGAGCGATCCTCTGGACATCGACGACCGCCGGAGCGATGTACGGACGCTTGTCGATACGGGTCGACCCGCCTCGTCCCGTAGTCCCTCCGTATTCGAGGATCCGGGCGTACGGGACTCGACCGCTTCCGATCGCCCATCCGATGACCCGAGCCATCCCGAACCTCTTCGGCTTGGCTTGCCAAGCGTTCCAGAGGCGACCGGTCTGGGTAGCCGGAGGTTCCCCGGGCTTCGAGCTTCTCGCCGGTTGACCCACGTACCAGTTCCCGCTTCCGGGCTTCCCGAGGTTGTCGCGGATTCCCTTCTGGATCCGGAGGATCAGATCCTCGGAAGCGTCCGAGCATCCCTCGACGATCGCGTCAACGATCTCCTGTCTCGGGAAGCTGTATCTCGCTCCTCCGTTCGGTCCGTTGGTCGCTCCCGTACTCATGTTCTCGGGAGGTCCTCTTCGAGCGAGGCGATTAGGTGGCGGAGCGGATCTCCGGCAGCTCGATCGTCGGGGATCCGAACCGCGTCGACGCGATAGGTTCGGGTCGCTCCGGAGACCGATACCTGTACGAGGTCGCCTTCGCGTAGGTCCGTCGACTCCGCGAGACAGTAGAGCGTCGCCGCGTACCTCGTGTTCATCCGACCGTAGCGGTCCGCGACTCCGCCCGCTCCCTGCTGGAGATACCCGGCGATGGTCGCGGTGGCGGTCGGAGCCGTCGTCGAGGCGACGACCGCTCCCGCTGTATCCCTCCCGGACGTCGGGCGTATCCGAGTCAGGCTCCGCCCGTAGGAGTCGATGAGCGAGGGGATGCTCATCGGATACGGGTCCTCGATCCGAGCCGCGTACGGATCGAGCTCTCGATCCGTCCGAGATCCGCGTTCGTGTAGGAGTAGTCCCCGAGCGATTCGCTCGCGACTCCCGCGTCCCGTTTCCGATCGCGATACAGACCCGCGGCAGCTTCGAGCGCGACCTGCTCGATGTCGTACGGGATCGGATCGTACCCGCCCGTGTAGTGGAGGAGTACGCTCCGCGGTTTCGCCTCGAACTCCGGTAGCCAATGGTCACTAGGCCACGAGTCCGAAATCAGGTGGATGATCCCCGCGTCGTAGTCCACCCGCGTATCGAGCGTCAGGTCCCACGCTCCCGTAAGGAAGGCGGTACTCCCGAGGACGTTGTATCCGCCCGCGGGATGCAGGAGCTGTACCGGTCCGTCGAAAAGGTTCGTGGCGTCGAACCCGGTGGTTCCGTCGATTGCGGTAGCCATCGCCGCGAGAGTCTTGTGGGAACCGAAAGAGAGCGAGGTCTGGTGCTTCTGTCCGTTCGAAGCGACCCGCAGGAGATGTACCTCGGTCGGAAGGACGTTGACCGTAAGAGCGATGCTCGTATCGCCCGACGCGGGACGTACCTCAATTGCGGTATTCGCTCCGACCGCGACGTATTCGAGGCGCGTAATCGGAGGGTTCCGAACCGAGATGCTCTTCGTACGTCCCGCGACGTCGCGCCACTCGTAGTATTCGCGGCTCTTCAGTTTCCTTCCGACGATCGCCTCGACCATCGCGCTCGCGCGGTCAATCGAGGCTTCTAGGATCGTCTCGTCGACGCTGACGGAAAGTCCGAGGTAGGTCTGGAGCTTCGCGAGAGTCGTGAGAGAGTTCGGGTCGACCGCCATAGGTCACCTCGCCCAATCGGGCTTTCCGTTCGAGACGTACTCCGAATGATACTGGTGTCGCGCGGCGAGCCTCGCGTCCGGCCACGAGACGACGACCTGCATATGTCCGATCCGTACCCGATTCGCCTGCCAGACCTTTCGTCCCGCCGCGGCGAACTGCTTCCAGAAATGGATGTCGTCGTCGACCCGTCCGTCGCGCCAGCTCCCGTCGGGAGCGGGTCGACCGCAGAACCAAGGTTTCGGGAGATCGCGGATCGCGGACGTACGGATGAGCGTCATCCCGAAGTGCGCGGTGGCTACTTGGAGAGCCTCGCTCTCGATCTCCTCCACCGTCAGGTTCGTTCGCGGCTCTCCCTTCTCGTCGTTGCAGGTGATGAGTACGGTCTGCCGTTCTCGACCTACCTGCATCGCCGCGACCGCGTCGAGGTTCTTCCGAACCGCGAGACGGTACAGGGAGACGACGTCGTCTCGGTTGAATATCGAGTCGTAATCGACGGTCAGGATCCATTCGCAGGAGGGCTTCGCGATCGCGTCCTCCATCAGGCGTTCGAGGCATTGGCCCCAGAACGCTCCGGTGTGCTTCGTAAGGTTGATTCGGAGCGGGAGGAGAGCTCCGAAAGAGCAGAACATGTTCTCCGTCCAAGCGAGACGAGGCATCGAGATAAGAGCTTCGACGTTCGGAAGAGCCTCGATCGGCTCGACCTTCAGTCCTCGAACCCCGAGGTGAAGCTCGTCCGGTCCGCTCGTCCAGTTCGCGACCTCTTCGAGACCCGCCGCGCGAGCGAGCTCCGTAAGCTTCCCTCGGTTCCATATCGAGGCATGCTCTCCCGAGGCTCCGAGGAGTCGCCTCTCGACGTCGGGAGCGGTCCCGTTCCGGTAGGCATCCACGATCCTGTCGAAGTCCGGGACCGAGATCCGGAGCTCCCCGTTCGTACGGAGCTTCGACGCCCAGAGCCTGACCGCGTCGACCGCGGTCCCGCCCGGATATCGGATGACTTCGTCCCGAGCCTCGATCGAGTCGAGCGACCGATCCGCGAGCTTCGCGAGCTCGTCCTGTCCTGCCAGCTTGCTTGACTTCCCGTCCGCCGAAATCTCGAAAGGCATCCCTGTTTCCTCCACGCGCAACAGGCGAGCGTCCCGAGACGCTCGCCCGTTGCGGTGCGTTCGTGGAGAGATGCTATCAGGTCGCGAGGAAGTACCGCGAGCCCGCAGCCGCAGCCGAGATCGGAGCCTCTCCGGGGTTGTCGAGGACGCAGACCGCGGAGGTCGTGTTCGCCGACGTACCGCCGATGATCGCGAGGCGGAGATACCGCTTCTTGGCGCGGAGGTCGAGACCGAGGACCGCGTAGGAGTTGGTCACCGCCGTCGAGGTGTTCACCGTACCGGGGAGTCCCGAGGTAATCGGGAAGCCCGCGATCGCGGAGAAGCCCGTCGAGTCGGTGATATCGGAGTGTTGGATCGAGAGCGACGTCGGAACCGAGGTAGCAGTCGCGCAGAAGAGCGAGATGTGGAAGGTCGCGCAGTCGTAGCCGCGAGCGTCGACGACGTTTCCGACCGCGCCGGTTCCGCCGACGATGCTCTGGGATCCGATCGCGACGATGGACTTGACGTTCTGGGAGGGAATCATTTCAGGAGAGCCTTTCGTTCAAGTCCGGACCGGGAGCCATCTCCCGGTCCGGACGAGGAAGAGGGGTGCTTGGAAATCAGAGGTACAGGCCGACGATCGGACCCGAGTCCGTGGTGTCCCCGACGTTCGCGACCTTGATGTCGAACCGCTCGATACCGCGGATCGCGACCTCGTCCTGCTCGAAGGCGTTGAGCGCCGAATCCGAGAAGGCGATCGAGGTCTGCTTGCGGTCGCCGAAGTACGCAGCCATCGAGAGGTCGCCGAACAGGAGCGGGATCGAGGCAGCCGCGTACGCCTTCGGCATGACCTGAACGAACTCCACCGGATACCCGTAGAAGACCGGGTTCGTACCGCCTTCGCGGATCTCGCGAGCGGTGACGCCGCCCGCCGCGTACGCGAGACGCTCCATCACCTCGTGATAGAAGGTCTTGTGGCAGTACCACTTCGCCGAAGGCGAATCCGCGTACTGCGGAAGACGAGCGGGGAGAGCGAGGATGTCCGAGGTGACGATCCCGCTCGCGCCCGTCCACGCGGTGGCGGACGAGTCGAAGAGACCTTTGATGTTCCCGACCGTACCGTCGACCGCGAGGAGAGACTCCGCGACACCGACGATCCCCGAGTAGGTCTGCGTGCCGTCCCCGAGGAACCCGCACTGGTCTTCCTTCAGGGCGAAGGCGTACGCGATCTCGCGACCGATGTCGTCTCCGAGATTGACGAAGGCGTCCTCGTTCAGTTCGTTCGAGGCGGTCGTGAGCACCATAAACTTCTGAGCGACGAGGTTGACTTGGTCGAAGGTCTGCTGCGACTCCGTACCCGCGGCAGCTTCGCCCACCGCGTACGCGGTCAGGGTCGCCTTCCGTCGCGGGAGACTCTTCTTGTCGCTGCCCATCGGGACGTTCTTCGCGTTCCGACGGAAGACACCGTACTGCTCGCGGAGCGAAATCAGAGCCGTCTCGAACTCCTCGGGGACGAGGAACCCGCCCGCGGAGTTGACGTTCTCCTGATGTCCCTTGACGGAGATCCCGTTCGAGGCGCACCAGTCGATGCTCTTCTGGTGGTTCCGAGCCGCGGCGACGAAGCGACCGAAGCGGTACGCGAGCTCATCGTTCTTGAAATACTTGGAGCGACCGTCGACGCGGAGCGGGCTCGAAACCGAGACGCGCGGGGTCGCGACCGCCTTGATCTCCGACGCGATCGCCTCGCGTACCGCGAGACGGAGGCTCTTCTCGGGAGCGGGCTCTTCCGCGGGCTTCGGAGCTGCGGTATCCGTCTCCATCGCCGGAGCGAGCTTGACTTCGTAGGAGAGCTGCTCGGGAGCGAGGACCGAGCCGGACTCGTCGGTGACCACGACGCCTTCGAGGTACAGGGCCTTCGCCTTGACGAAACCGGACGCGCCGGTCTGGTTGGCGATGTTCTGGAGGTTCTTCTGAACCTCCGCGAAAGTCTTGAACTGCATTGGATTGGTTTCCGAAAGGTTCTAGGGGAGGAAGCTACGCGCGCCCCTACACCGTTTCGGCGAAACCGCCACACGTCCGAGCCGGGCTTCCCTGACTATACCACGAGCTTTCCGCTCGCCTTCGCGATTTCCTCGCGGGCGATACGAGAGACCTCGTTCGTCCCGATACGAGGGACCACTATCGAGATCGTCCGGCGCTCGACAGCGGGCGAGCTTGGCACGACGACGGATCCGAACTTCTCCGCGGCGGACCTGCTGACGAAACCCTTCCGAACCGCCGTGATAAGAGCGTCCTGATTCGCCGGTATCGACACCACCGATACTTCGAGGAGCTTCCATTTCGAGAAGACGCGACGTACTCCGGGTCCGTACCTTTCGACGTCTCCCTTGCTCGCGATCCGCGGGCTTCCGTCCATCGGCATGAATCCGATGGACACCGCCTTCAGGACGTTCGCCGCGACGAGACCTCGAACGTAATCCGGGAACCAATCTCCCTCGTACTCGTCCGGACGGGGAGCGAATACAAACTCCGCCTCGATCGCGGACTCTCCGCGACGGAGGGAGATCGCTCGTCCGATCGGCTGCGCGGGGTCGTGGTTCCAGAGCATGACCGGGTTACGCTCGAAGTCCTTCGAGTTCATCCCCTGCGGAACCATTACCTCTCCGTCTCGGTCGACCGAGTCCGTCGAGATCGTTGCCTTGAACGTCGAACCGGAGACCTGTCCGGTCGCTTGGAAGTCCTTGCGATTCACTCGCTTTCCTCCGTTAGAACGGGCGAGAGCGTACATCGGCAGTTCGGGTGAAGAGGCGGACCGGAGACCGCGTCGTAATCCACGACGAACGTCTTCCCGTCCGCCGCGGTGACGCTATCTCCGACCTGAAGGAAGTCCTGCTCGATACCCTTCGACTCTCCTCGATCCGAGATGGTCTGGCAGAACGGGCAAGCGTTAGGAGCCGCCATCCATCGCTTCCCGCGTACGACCGAGCTCTGCTTCCAAGCCTCGACCGTACCTCGGTTCATCGCTCTGCTCGTCTCCGTCCTCGCGATCCTACGAGCCCGCGCCGCGTCGAAACCCTTCTCTTCGAGAGCGTCAGACATCTCGTCGACGGTAGCTCCCTGCTCCACCATCGGTTCGAGGATCTCGGAGACCCGGATCGAGGTGGTCCGCTTGAAGTCGTCGACGAGATCCGCGGCTCGCGTCCGCGACCAGTCGACGACCGGAGCCTCGTCGAAGCTGATGGATTCGGGGAGCGTACCTCCGGTGGTCCTCCGGATCGCTTCCTCCACACCGTCCTTCCCGTCCTCGAATCCGATACCAACCGCTTCCTTCAGGTACGGTTCGACTCGTACCTGAATCTCGCGGACGATGAACTCGTCCTGAAGTACCGCGATAGCCCGCTCGACGATCTCCTCCCCGACGGCTCCGCTTGCCTTGATCTCGCGGATGACCCTGCGGATCTCCTCGCGTCCGATCTTCCCGAGTTCGCGTTCGAGCCTCCGGATGATCCGCTCCTCCGCCCGATTCGCGAACGGAGCCTTCAGCTCGACCATATCCGAGGTCCCGTCGAGTACGTCGCTCTGACGGACGGTCTTCGTCGAGGTCGCGTGAGAGGAGCCGCATTCGCAGCCGGCGGACTTCTCGCCGCACTTGGAGTACGCGATCGCGAGTGCCTGCTCTTGGTCGTATCCCTCCGCGAGAAGACCGGGGAGCTTCTCCGCTACGCAGTCTTCCAGAGCTCCCTTCGCGTCGATTCCCTTCTCCTCGTCGTCGGCTCGATCCATCCGAGCGACGACTCGCTCGCTCCAATCCCGACCCGCGTCTCCTCCCCACAGCAGGTGGGCGATGAATCCGGCGGACGGGTTCTCCGGATCGTCCCATCCGCTCCGGCGGTCGACCGCGTGTCTCGCGAAGTACGACGACATCCGGCGGACCGTTTCCGGCGAGAGAACCTCTCGGTTCGAGAGCTGGACAGCTCGCGCGACACCGACCTCGGTCCCTCCGCGATTGAACTCCCGGCGGAGCCGAAGACCTCGCTCCGCCTCCGCAGCCATCTCCGCGGTCGGGGTGAAGTCGATATCCGAGTACCGCTCGGGAGCCGATTCCGCTACCGCCTTCCCGACGTCGGTGACGTTCGCGGAGATGGTCGCGACCGGGCTGCTTCGGAGTTCCTTCTGGGAAGTAACCATCGACTCCGCCTGCGTAGCCTCGAACCCGAGAGCCACGAGCAGAGCCGTCGCCGCGGGCGGGGAGATCGCTCCATCCGCGACCGCGGAGAGGATCTCCTGTGCGGTCTGGATCTCCTGCTTCCCGAGGCGAGCGGACGGAGGCTCGACGCTAGCGGACTTGCTCGGATCCTCCGGAGAGGTCCCGGTAGCCGGAGCGGATGTCGGCTCCGGGACCTCGTCCAGAGGAGAGAGAGGTATACCGCCGATGATGGGTACGTTCGCCTCTTCGAGATCGAGAGCGTCGAGACCTCGCGACTCGCGTACCTCGTTGATGGTCATTACGCCCGCGGCGACGAGACCGGTATGCTCCTGAAGGTCGAGCTGCCGATTAGCCGGGACCGGATCGTCGTACGCGAGGATCGCGGAGTCCTCGATTCCGAACATCGGCAGAAGCTTCTGGTTCAGAGTCTCCTCGTCGAGACGGAGGAGCGGGAGGATCGTCGACTCTCGCCATTGGGCGAATCCGGTGGTAGCGCTCGCGAGGTTCGGATCGTTCGCCTTCAGCATCGATACCGGGACGCCGAATACCGCCGCGATCTCTTCGACGATCTCGTCGCGACCCGCGAGGTCCTTCGGAGCGAACTGCATAGGCTTCAAGTCGACCTGACCCGTAAGAGCGATGAACCCGCCTTGCTTCTCCGGTCCGCGTAGCTTCTCGTTGACCGCTCGCTCGAACTCCGCGATGGCGTCCTCGCTCGCGTCCGTGTTCTGGATCGTCGCGAGGTAGTCCGGTCTCGCTCTGTTCTTCGCCATCGCGAAGTCCATATCGTGGTTCGCGAGGTTCAGCTCCGCGACATTCCACGCCGCCTCGACCTTTCCCATCCCGTAGTAAAGGCTCTCCGGGTTCGGACGCTTGAAATGCAGGACCTCTTCGGGCGAGAGCGATATACGGGAGTTCGAGTCTCGACCGTAGCGGTACTCCGCGATGAACTTCTCGACGCTCGGGACGATCTCGACCCATTGCGGTGGCATCGGCCAGAGCTCCGCGGGAACCCCGAGCTGGTTACGGATGACGTGGAGATAGGCGTTACCCGTAAGCTCCTGCCAGAGCGTACGGGTCGCAGCCAAGTCGAAACCGTTCATCTCCGGGTTGACTTTCCGGAGAAGGTCGAGGACGGGATGCGACTCGGTGACTTCCTCGAAGTCCGCTCCGAAGTCGTGCAGCTTGGTCAGGACCGTTCGACTCGGAGTACGCGAGTCCGATCCGAGCAGGTAGTTCTTCCGGGCTCGCGGGACTTCCCTCGTCCTGTAGAGCTTCGTCCCCGTACCGTTCCGGACATAGAGCCGGAGCGGGACGCTCGATACCCCGAAGGCGTTGATGGAAGCAGCCGCGTATATCCACGAGCGGTACTTCCGGATCCCGGCGAGAGCGGTATACGCGGCTCGCGAGTCCGCTCCGTTCCCGCCTCCGATCATCCCGATGGAAGCCCGGAAGTAACGGCTCGCGTCCCGGGGATCCGCCGCAGGCTGCTTCGAGAAGAGGGAGCGGAGTCTGTGGAGCATTAGATGACCCGGAAGCGGAAGGTCGGAGGACGTATCGAGGTTCTTCGTACCGCGAGAGCGAGAGCCATCACGGTGTCGTCGTGGACTCCTCCCGAGCTAGTGTAACGGACGCCCGTCCTCGTCGATTCCCACTCGAAGGCGTCGAGCTCGATCCGAAACGGGACCTCGGGGAACCGGACCTCCCGTCTCTGGATGCTCGCGGCGAGACCTTCGAGGAGCTGCTGCCTGCTCGTAGCGGTGAACTTGAACCCTTCTACGTTCGAGCGCCCGCGTTGCAGGTCCTCGACGATCGGATCCCCGACACCGGTCGAGTCGATGAGGGTCGGGACGTTTCCGATCGCTTCCGCGACTCGCGACCTCGTAGCCTGCCAATCGAGCTGGAAGCGGAGAACCCGGCAGACCGATCCCTCCGCGTCGAGCCCGACCACGACCGTCCAGTCCGTGCTCTTCGCAAGGTCGACCCCGAAGGCGACGGGAGCCGCGGTCGAGAGCGGAGCGAGACATCCCCGGATCGCGTCGAGCCCGAACGGGTTCCCTCCGTCGTCGCTCGGCTCGACGAGGTACAGCTCCCGGAAGACGTGGTCTGGAAGCTGACGTCTCGCGGACTCGACCTCTTCCTCCGCGAGAACTCCTCCCTCCACCGCGTCGGAGGCGGTCAGCTTGTGGTACGCCATATCCGGCTCGGTCCCGCTCTCCGCGGAGCGGGCGAGTCGATAGCACCAGTTCTTCCGTCCCTTCAGGTTCCCGATGATCCGGCAAGGTCCCCGGGTCGCGGAGAGCGTCGAGCGTACCGCGTGCCAGCTCTCCTCCGGACATCGCGTAGCCTCGTCGATGACCGCCGCGTGCGTATCTTCGCCGAAGAGACCGTCCGGGTTGTCGGCTGACTTGAACGCGATCCGCGATCCGTTCGCGAGCGTTACGAGGAGCCTCGATTCGTTCCGATCCCATATCCGTCGCTCGGGATCCGCGTCCCGGAGCATAGCCACGAGACGCTCGTACCCGACCGTCTTCGTAACCTCGAAGGTCGGAGCGACCCACCAGCAGGTGGATCGCGGACGGTTCCACGCGTATTCGAGGATCCAGAGGAGACATCCGAGCGTCTTCCCGCTCTTCGTCGAAGCTTCTATGACGACGATCCGAGCCGGATCGCAGATCGCCTGATGCTGTCGACGATACAGCGGAGGGAGCTCGATCCTCGCGGACGTCACTCCCGTACCCCGATTCGGATGGGCAGGAGCTCGATACGCTCGGTCGCCTCCCCGCCTTCGAGCCTCTCGACCTTATCGAGAGTCGCGAGCGCCGCGATGTTGTCGCGGTCGAGCGCCGCGAGGAGCTCGATCGCCCGCAGCCGTTCGCGGTCCGTCTTTCCGGCCAGAGCTATCTGCGAAGCGATCCGGGGAGCCGCCTCCCTCATCGAGTCCGGGATCGGCCACCGGTTCCGGACCGCTCTCTTCAGGAGATTCAGGGTCTCGCGGTGGTGTCGCGGGTCGACGTCGGGGACCGGTACGATCGCGCTCGCGTCCGGGGTTGGTTCGGAATCGCTCATCCAGAAAGCGTAGCGGTCTTCCCGGTCAGGGCTTCCCACCGCCGGACGATGATGTCGACGTACGCGGGCTCCCGCTCGATCCCGTAGCAGGTCAGACCGAGCTGCTCCGCGGCGACGAGCGTAGTCCCGGATCCGAGGAACGGGTCGTATACGGTCTTCGGATCGTCCGCGAGCTCGATACACCAGACCATCAGAGCGACGGGCTTCTGGGTCGGGTGTCGCTTCCCGTCCTGAAGAGCCGCGGCTCGCGAGTAGTCGAATACCCGGGACGCCTTCTGCTCCGACGTCCACGCGAGTTCGCAATCGGCGAGCGAGAAGCTCCTCTGTCCCTTATCCCACACGAGCCAACGCATCGACGGAGGGAGGTAGTCCGCGAAGTAGTTCCCTCCCCAGACCACCTGCTCTTTCGAGATCCGGACCGCGGACTCGATCGTCTCGCGAGACGGTCGCTCCCGGTCCCACGCGATCTCCCCGTAGTCCGTCCATCCGTGCGTACCGGACGATCCGCTCTTCTGGTATCCGATCCCGTACGGCGGATCGGTCAGCAGGAGATCCACGGAGCGGGACCCGAGGAGCCTCTCGACGTCCTCGGGTTTCGAGGCGTCCCCGCAAAGGACGCGGTGGTCCCCGAGGATCCAGAGGTCTCCGGGCTTGGTCACCGGCTCTTCCGGAGTCTCGGGGATCTCGTCTTCCTCGATCTCCTCGCTGCTCGCGATCTCGGCTCCCTCTCCGAGATCGTCGAGCAGCTTCTGGAGAGCTTCGTTATCCGTCTCGACCGTAAGCAGGAGTTCCGCCAGCTTCTGCTCGTCGCGACCCGCGAGACCCGCGAGCGGATCGAGGGTCGCGAGAAGCTTATCCGCTTCTGCCTCGGAGACGTCGAGGACGAGGACCGGGATGGAAGCTTCGCCCGCGGTCTCGGCTCGGAGGTGTCCGTCGATGAGTTCGAGCGTACCGTCCGGAAGCTCGCGAGCTACGAGAGCCTCCGCGAAACCGATCTCCGCGAGCGTACCGCGAAGAGCGTCCGCCTGCTCTTTCGGATGCGTCCGCCAGTTCTTCGGGTTCGGTCGGAGCGAGCTCGCCGGTACGCGACGGAGCTCGAC